GGCGACGACCGTTACGTCCTTTTCCGGTTTGAGAAGGCGGACGGCTTCGAGCCCGTAGGCTTCCTGGATCCGGATAATAAAGAGCTTGAGGGCGTATGGCTTCCGATGTTCTACGGTTCCATTGTAAGCGACAAGATGCGGAGTATTTCCGGCGTACAGCCGGATTACAGCAAAAACACGACGGCGCAGAAAACAGCAATAGACGCCTTCGGCAGCAGGGCGAAGTTTTTAGGCGGGCCGATTGTAGAAACAATTATTGACTTGCTTATTATGTTCGCAAAGACCACGGAGCTGCAGACGGCCTACGGGTGCGGAAATATGAGCGGCTACGACGCCAGCTTAGAGCCGACCTACGGAGTAAAGCGGAACGCAGTAGTGGGCGGCGGCCAGTTCTACGGAACATCAGACGGCCAGACCCTTAATAAGATTTTTCACAGTATCGTCCTGGGCAGCTACAACCAGTGGATGCGCGACCCCTACGAAGTAGTAGTAAACGGCCGGGTAAAGGTAAGCAAAAACTACGCCTACGACGTTACCGGGGCGGCCTATTCAGATACCGGGATTAACGTAGAAAACCGGCCGGAGAGTAACGGGTGGAATTATCCCCACCTTTACCGGAGCGTACCCGGCTACGGAGCTATACCGGTGGCACCTTATAAGGGTTCGACTTCTACCGGAGGGTGCGACGGCCTTTACAGACACGCCAGCCAGACGACGATGACGGCGGTCGCCCTTCGCTTCGGTAATTGCGACAACGGCCGGGCTGGAGGCCCGCGCGCACGTGTTTGGTCCCACACCGCCGCGTACGCCAACTGGCGCATCGGGGCCGCCATTCTTCTATTACCACCTGTCGGCGTAGCCGCTTAGGGGGTCTGGGGGTGCGAAGCAATTCCCCCAGTAGATAAAATTTGCTTTTAATTAAACGTAAATAAATAAGGGGAGAGGACCGGCGTCACCTGGGGCGGTCGCCCTTCGCTTCGGTAATTGCAACAACGGCCGGAATGGAGGCCCGCGCGCGCGTAATTGGAACAACACCGCCACGAACGCCAACTGGAACATCGGGGCCGCCTTATTCTATCCACAACGGAGAATAAACCTAAAGCCGGTCCCCTTCCTACACCCCTGGGCGTTGAAATACGTCTTAACCGCCATTATTGGAGAGGTAAGTGGTAAATTAACTTGATACAGGACGGGCGGTAAAGCGGTCGCACCTGCCGTCCGTAGAGGATAGAAGAAAAAATATTCTTATAGGAGTTTGTTTATGCGGAGGAAAGAGCTGTGGCGGAAAGCCGAGGAGGACACCGCCCCACCACAAAGAGGCGCTAAACAATACAAATATTTGTATCGCCGTATGCTTGAGGAGGAAACGATCCGGAAGGCATACAAAAACTTACGTAAAGGCAAAACAAAACGGAAGGAAATACAGGCGATAGACGCCGATTTTGATAACGAGGTCGCAGCGATGCGGCTCATGATTGAGAATACAAAACCGCCGGGCGTTCCAGTTGAGCACCCGGAGCTGGCATTTAAGCCCAGGAAGCACACCCCGAAGATCATAGAGGAGCACGGGAAGCGCCGGAAAATTTATATGCCAGAGATACACGAGCAGTGGCTACATCACATAATAGTGCTTGTTTTGGAGCCGATTATAATGGCCACGGCTTACCCGTTTTCTTGCGGGAGTTTTCCGAAGCGCGGCGGACATTACGGAAAGCGGCAGCTTTTACGCTGGTTCAGCAAGGGAAAAGGTCTCCGCAATTTTGCGAAGATAGACATCCGCCATTTTTACGACAGCGTCCGCCTTAATATTCTTTTGCGGGAGCTTCGGATCCGGATTAAGGATGAGTGGTTTTTATACTTTATTCAGCTTTGCCTGCAGGAGTTTAAAAAGGGTATTCCTTTAGGCTTCTATATTTCCCAGTGGCTGGCGAATTATTTACTTGAGCCTTTGGACCATTTCATAACAAAGGTCCTGGGCTTCGACAAGTACGAGCGTTACATGGACGATATGACCATATTCGACGACAACAAAAAGAAGCTACACCAGGCAATAGTAGAAATCCGGAAATTTATAGGCCGCCGGTTCCGGCTTAAGTTGAAAAATACTTACCAGGTTTGCAAGTTCCACTTTGTAAAGCGCAACGGGAAAGTTATAGGACGGCCCCTTGATTTTATGGGCTTCCTTTTCTTCCGAGACAGGACCACGATCCGGAGGCGCGTTATGCTTGCAGCTACCAGGCTGGCCAAAAAGATGCACAAGGCCAGAGAAGCCGGGCGCGGCTATTTTACGAAACACATTAAGGCCATGTTGAGCTATATGGGATGGTTTACGCATACCGACTCTTACGATTGCTACACGGAGTATATAAAACCTTTCTTAATACGCTTGAGCAGGCTTAAGGCAATAATATCAAAATTAGATAGGAGGCAGAACCATGAAGCAGTGGACAGAGGAAAGAAGCGATCACCGGCCGGAGGAGCTGCAGCTTGTTGCGCCTAACCTTTATATCCAGCGCCGGAACATTACGGAGCAGGAGCATGAGGAGCGGGACGGCATGGCAGCATATACCGACTACGTATGCGAGAGCCGGGAGATCACCGAGAGCGAATACGCAATGCTTAAAAGTATTGAGGAGATCCGGACAGACGAGGCAGTGACGGCAGCTATTGACGAATACACGATGCAGCTTATGGAAGGAGGGCTTTTATAATGGCAAGTATTTTAGTAGGCAGCCTTAAGCGGCTTTACGCGGCGGGCAGGGTTACAAAGGAGCAGTTGACCGAGAGAGTAGAAAAGGGAACCATCACCGAGGCCGACTACCAGGAGATCACGGGGGAGGCTTATGGGGAATAGAAGCATAGACCCGCTCAAAGTAGTTGAGCAGCAAAACGCCATTATACGGATCCAGTCCGGAGTAATTGACGAGCTTTTCATACTTTTGATGCAGCATATTAGCGCCGAGGAGGCCGGGAGCCTTCCGTGCGTTGATAGAATAAACCTGGCGGCCGGAATACGCCGCGATATAGGGATGGATATATAAATCTACCCTTACAGCTTTTCGAGGGCTTGTGGGGCCGCCAGCGCGGCCGTGCGGGCCCTTTTATAATTCCCCAGGAAGGAGGTGAAACCAGATGTACGTAGACGCCCAAACAATTATAACGGCTGCCGCCTTTGTTGGAGCCGTATCGGCGTTATTGGGCGCGCTTTTCGCAGTTTACCGCTGGTACCAGAGGCAGAACAAGCAGGACGAGGACATAAAGGCCATGAAAGAAGAAATGTGCCTTTTAACATACGGAGTTTTGGCTTGTTTACAGGGGCTTAAGGAGCAGGGCTGCAACGGCCCGGTAACAGTGGCCATTGACAAGATCGAAAAGCACATAAACCAGGAGGCGCACAAGTAAACCGCGCCGGATCGCAGAGCAGCACCGGCGCACAAATAAACCTTAAAGGAGGATAACACTATGAAACAGATCAACTGGGTAAGAAAACTTACGAGCCGGAAACTTTGGACGGCGGTCGCTTCCTTCGTTTCCATGATGATCGTAGCAACGGGCGGCACCGAGAACACCGCGACGCAGATTACGGCGCTCATTATGGCCGGGGCTTCCGTTGTAGCCTACATTATCGGCGAAGGCTTAACCGACGCAGCCAACACCGAGGCGGAGATCGGCATCGAGGTGGAGGAGTCCGAGGAGTAAGAACGGAGGAGCCACAACACACAGGACCGGGCGGCAGCTTGCCGCCCTTTTTCTTTGAGCAGGAGGACAGATATGGAGATTAAATGGGGAGCTTTAGAGCAGGGCTTTTACGACTTCTATAAGGCGCGCGGCCTTTGCGACTTTGGTATTTTTGGCCTTATGGCGAATTTGTACGCGGAGAGCCACCTTAACCCGAAGAACCTGCAGAACAGTTACGAGAAAAAGCTCGGCTTCACAGACGAGAGCTACACGGCAGCAGTAGACGCCGGAAGTTATGAAAACTTTGTGCACGACGGCGCAGGCTACGGCCTTCATCAATGCACCTTTTGGAGCAGGAAACAAGCTATGCTTGAGTACCACCGAAACAAGGGGAAATCCATAGGCGACCTGGAGACGCAGAAAGAATTTATTTACAAGGAGCTTTC